GTATTTACATCCTTGTAAGGATTTACCAAAAGAAATTTCCTCCACCGCTTAGTCCAAGTTGTTTTGCATAACGAGGAAGATTACACGCCCAGTATGCAGCCTTTGTCTTATCTTTTTGTTGATCGCAATTATGACGAGCAGCAAATGACTTTCTTGCCTCTTTGTCGTTCAACTTGACTTTTAGTCCTGTGGTGTCACCCCATGTAACTTTCTTAATATTTCCTGTCTGTGGGTCTTTAACATACACATAGTATTTCTTCGGCCCGCCTGCCTTTGGTTTATTGAGTTCAACATCTTTTCCTTGATACTCAGATTCAACCATTGGACAATCTAGAGGAACATTCTCCCCTTCATATACTGCAAACTTACCAATGTCTCCTTCGATAAGTTCTTTGTCGTGTCCTTGTAGATTCAGTTCTCCACTCTCATAGAGTTTTCTTTTTTCGTTGAAGAACTCATAATACATTTCAGAACCTACACGATAAATGTTAGATTCAATTAGGTTTGATGTTTCACACTGATTGCAACAATCTGGTGTTCCACACTTTGTATGTTCCTTAAAGGAAACTACTTTCTGGCCAGGTGTCATATTCTGGACATTCTCCCTTCTTGCGTTTGTGCCAACTTCACGATAGTCTTCTGACTTACCCTTATGTTGTTTCCACAAATCTGCATCGGCGGTAGTTCTTGTCTTACCACCAGTAATGAAAGAGTTCACTCTTGCAAATGCCCACTGTTGTGCAGTTGCGCCTGGGCGGTGTCCTGTCTTGTATGCCGCCATACCTCTGTCATAAACTTTCTTTAGAATAGAATAGGAAATACCAGACTTCTCTGACTTATTAACTAGTCCTTCAATCTTCTCGTCCAGTTGTTCATCCTTATCACCAAACATCTGTTGATACTTTTTAGTATACTTGGATGGTTTAGTCTTTGCAGATTTATCGCCTGGAGCAGGGCCTTTCTTACCTTTTTCAAAGTGTCTTGCACGAGCCTGTTTGGTTGACTTTGACATATCGTCACCCTCGGCATCTTTTGCATAATACTTTGCTGGTTGAGTTCCTTCTCTATCTTTAATCTCTTTGTCCTGTTTCACACCTTCTGGAACACAATTAGGGACTTCTTTATCGCCCTTCTTTTTCATTCCTACTTGTTTATACCCTGCCCAACAATCTTCATATTTTGCGTCATATGCTTTTGCAAGTTCTCTGCCATCAAGGCCTCTGAATGTTCTTGCGACTTGTTGTGCATAGTAACCAACAGTGTGTTTTAGTTTACCATTATTGTCTGCCATCTTTCTGTCGATGACTGACTTTAGAATTTCTACTGCTTTATCATAACCTTTTTTCTTTGTAGTTTTGGCCATGACATGTTTAATCAACTGTCCAGTTGTCATCTCCTGAAGTTCATACAACCACTTCTTATGAGTTGTTCCATCTTCCTCTGCAAAGGTAATATAGTTAGTTCCTCTACGAATAACTTTACCTGTAACTCCAGAGTAACTATCAGTAACTTCTTCACCAATTGTTAGAATATCACCACGAACATACATGTCTCTGAAAATGTCTTCTTCTGTTAGGACTTCATCCATAGGAATAAATGATTCACGAATACCCATGTGTTTACGAACATCCTTGAATAGTTTGTCACCCTGTCCAAAACCTTTCGGCAGTCCAAGTTTAAACTGTTCAAAGTCATTTGCAGATGCAGCCGCTCTCATTTTAGATGCAGACATTCCAGTAACACCCTCTGCATCAGGGTCACGCTCACCAGCAGATACAACTTCGATGTTATCAAAACCATAGAAACCATGTCGTGCTTCTACACCGTTATATTTGTTAAGTAGAGATTCAAACTCACTCACTCTATCAGAACCAACAACCATTACAATTGCCTTGTGTCCTTTATTGTGTAGAGATACTGCAATCTCAAATACATTTCTTGCTTTGTCTACGATGATGTTCCTTGCATGTTTTGGGAACATCTTCTTCATGTATGCAACCTTCTTAGAATATGGAAGAGGGTCTTTCTTAGGGTTTTCTGAATGAGATGCAAAGACATAGTAAGGAGCGCCTGGATTTGCTTTCGCAACAGATGCTACTTTATCTAGAAGTTTTTCATGTCCAGTTGTAGGCGGATTGAATCTTCCAAATGTAAAAACGCAAGTGTCTCCACGAGCTTCTCTAATGTCCTTAAAACTCTTCATGATTCAATACCCTTAACCTTTTTAAGTCTTTCTACTTCTTGTTTCTTTAATTTTATCATAAGTTTCTTTGCAATCTTTTGAATGGCAGCGCCCTTCTTTGCAACGATACGATTATCTAGTTCCACTCTTCTTGCAGGCGGTAGTTCCATATATTCTGCCCTAGACATACCTGAGAACTTCTGAATAATCATCGCCTTTGCTTGTTTCAATGCTCTCTTATGCAACATCTCTGGGGTTGCAAGTTTCAATTTCTTTCTCGCAACTTTTGCTTTGAAAGCAGATGACTTCGCCATCTTCCTCATACGCATGGCCATCTTGCGTCTAGTCTGAAAACTGACTGCCTTGCGTTCTCCCAAGTCCATCATGAGTTCATCGAATGACTTCATCTATCCCATGCCTTAATTGCAGTGAAGTTATTAAAACTAAACTCCATTCTGTCTACTAGTTTTACTGCATTACCAGATACTCTGTCAATGGCGACAAATCCCTCTGGATTAACAACTTTAAATCCATTCGATGTGCGAATGAATGTATCAGTCAATTGCTTAACACTATTTAGTTTATTAACAATACCCATCTTTGCGTCCACCAAGTGATTTTGAAATGCAAGTATTTGTTCTAGATTGTTAATATGTTTCTTAATTTCTCTTAGAGTTTCTTTCTTCTTATTCTCTAATTCGGTTTTCTTTGCAGGCGTTTTTAGTTTATCAATATTCTTTTGAAATGCATCATCTACCCACTTCATATAACCCTGTGCATGTTGTTTAGGATTACTAATCTTCTCACCTTTACGAACCTTTGAATTGTTATATGTCTTCAAAGAAGCACCAGAAAGATTTCCAGTAAATGTGTTTTGAATGTTGAGGAATTTCGCCAGTAGAGAAGAGTTAATCTTCCTAAAAGTTTTTCCTGCCTCTGATAAAGATTTTGTTACCTTTTCAGTTTCAGCCGCAGTCATTGTCGCTTTACCAGCAACATCCTTATATGTTGCATCATCCATCCAAACTGTAGATGGTTTTTTAAGTCCAGAGATGTCTGCACCAAAAGATGCTTTCATATCCTGTAGGGTTGCACCTTTGTATGTTGTGTGCCATACAACACCAATCTTAGATTGTTGAATTTTGTTTCCAAATTCAGAACCTACTGGAACTGCATATACAATTGTATTTGGTTGGAATGTGTAGTAACGAGTTCCATCAATCGTATCTGTTTCGATATCATCTGTCCACATCAAGTCGCCCTGAAGAACTCCCTTGATACCCAACTTACCAAACTCTTCAAGTGCAACCTTGAATTTTGCGTTTAGTGTTCCAGACAAATCTGCGTCAATCTCTGCAACTGTCTTGTATAGTTTTGGGTTTACATTGAATACAGATTTCTTTGCAACAAAGAACTTACCATCGTCTGGGTCAATACCAGCGAAAATTGCAGGAGCGCCATCCCACTTCACAGTCATGTTTACAGATGAACGAGACTCACCAGCCAACATGTCTCTGAGTGAACGAACAAAGTTAATTGCGGCTCTACCGCCAGGCACACCAAAGTTAAGAATCTCATCTTCGATATGCTCAAGGTGTAGGTTCTTGCCTGCCTTGTCTTCTGTAATATGTTGACTAAAACTTATCATTTAGTGAGTCCGTTGTATTTGATTGCAAGTCCTGTTGGGAACTGTCCTAGTTTCTTTTTACCAGCGTGTCCAGATTTATTTGAACGAATTGACATCTTCATTGTAAGAGACTCATCACCAGAGATAAGTTCAATAAACCAATCCTGTTTAGATGTTCTCGAAGCATACGCCTTAACAAATTTAACCTGTGGTAAGAATACACCAACCGCATCTCTATCTGTTACTTCTTCGTAATCTGTTCCAACTGCTTTGATAACAATAGTCGGAACATCTGGTGCATCTCTTAGAACTTCATGTTGAATATACTTTAGTGTTTTATCTTTATTTTTATTAAATAAGTCTACAACACCTTTTCTCATAATCTCCAACATTGCATCATAGTCTGCTTCGTATGCCTTGTTGTTTTTGCTGTCGTAGTCTCTTAGAATCTTTTCAGTTTTCGCTCTGTCTCTATGTCTACCATTTTCACCACCATCAAAATTTGCCTCGGCAGGGATATCTTTAATCTTTGAATATACTTGTGAGTATGCAGTAGAGCGCAAAGTTGCCAACATACGCTTCTCTCCAAATGCATTAAACACTGGACGAACATATGTGTTAAGTTGTGGTTCAGATGTTTTCTTTCCACCGGCTTTCAAAGACACCCCAAGAAACTTACCATCAGTATATTTGATAAACATGTCGCCTGGATGGTTGTTAGGAACACCTCTTGGTTTTGCACGATATCCCCAATAGACATCTGAGATTGCTTTGTCATTATGGGAATCTTTTAGAAACTGCAATATACCAATTGCATTATTCATCTTTTCTGTAAACTTAGATGATGTATCTGCTTTGTTGATAGTTTCTTGTGCCGCAACAACATCCTTTGGGTTGACGCAACGCAACTTACTAACATCAATGTCTAGTAGGTATTTGTGAAAGTCTTCTGGGTTTGTAGGAGAGTATCCCTTTTCAAAAGCGATACATGGGAATAGTTCTGTAATACTAGAATTCAAAGTGGTTTCTTGCATACCACCAGCCATTGGCTTTACATTGATTCTAAACTTCTGTCCATCCATAACCCCATCAATAGGGTCAACACTAGAACTAGATGAACCTAAGTTTGCATCAATACCAGCCTGACGCATGTTTCTTAGGATTTCATCTCTATCTGTTTCTCTGTCTTTGGAACGAACTGTGTATACGGTTCTAACTGAAGAACTTGCCTTTGTGTTTATCTCATAGGTAAACCCATCAAAGAAGTCTGTAGGTAGAGCTTCTTCACCAAGATATCTTAGTTTTTCTGCGTATGATACTTTAGTTTCGACAACAGGATTTAACTGTCGATAAAGTCTTTGAATCCTCATTTACACATTTCCCATTTATACAAATATTACAAGACTATTTATAAGGGAAGTGTCTTTAGAACTTGATATCGTTGAACTTATCGTATTTCGCAGACTGTCCCTTATCAAACACTGGAGTATCATCTTGGCCAGAGTCAATCAAATCATC